TCTTAAGGTCATAGAGATACTCCTTTCTTATCTGTGCGTATTCCGGTGGTATGTTTGCGTTTAAGTATGCCATAATAAATCCTCATTTGATACTGCCCCAATTATCTCCCTCTTCATAATCTACTTTGTTAGGAACTTCAAGAGTGACAGTTGACTCCATTATTTCTCTAATCTTTTCTGCTTCTTTTTTATTTTGTATAGATATATCTAATTCATCATGCACCTGTAGATGTGGTATGATACCCTCTGCGTGTAAATCTATCATAGCTTGTTTTGTCATGTCTGCCGCTGATCCTTGTATTAATCTATTCAAAGCTTTGTATGTATATGCTCTTCTGATCCCTGGTCCGTGTTCCGCGAGCGCATCATCGTGAGGCAATGGCTTGTGAATACCGAACTGATTTGGCTCCCATAAATGAAACCTACATAATCGACCCAGCAACGTTCTTACTTTACCTTTACGCTGTGCTCTATCCATCACAGCATCCATTAGTTGTTTAACAAATGGCACTTTACTGTGATACTGCTTAAACAATTCTTCTGCTTGTAGTTTGTTTATACCAAGCTCTGCTTGTAATTTATTTTTACCCATACCATAGAAAAGACCCAAATTGATCGTCTTGGCTTGTGTTCTATTGATGCCAGCCATATCAGATACGATTTGATGAAAGTCTGCATCACCTTGTTTGTATGCATCAACAACATCTTCAACAGAATAAAAACCTTGTAACGCTGCATAGTGCACCACAAGTCTTGGTTCTTGTTGATTGTAGTCAAAACAACCCCACTTACAATATTCTTCAGGTATAAATAAACTTCTGATCCGTGGTCCGAGGTCTTTGTTTCTTGCAGGTATTTGCTGTAAGTTTGGATTGTTCATACTAAATCTACCTGTGACCGTGCCACCACTATCACCACGTAATTGATTTATCTCTGCATGTATTCTACCTTTGTGTGAGTATTTAAGTATCGTATCTATAAATGTTGTATGTGCTTTGTTTATCTCTCTTGCTTTTGCAATAGCTTGCACAATTTTGTGTGGGTGATTAGCTAAAAAGTTTTTAGTAAAACTAGGTGCTTGTGTCTTTGCTGTTCTATCGTAAGGCAAACCAAGTTTGTCAAATACTTTTGCAATAGATCTTGCGGCCCATATCTGCACCTCTTGTCCTGTCTCTGCGTATACACCACCAAGTAATCTTTTCTCCTCTTCAACCATTCTTTTCTTTTCAATAGCTGCTCTGTCTTGATCTACACGCACACCAAGGTATCTCATATCAACAAGAACAGGAAACAATCTAGTCTCCATAGAAAATATAGCCTCTAGGTCCTGGTGTATTATTTCTTTTTTAAACTCCTGCCATAGCTCCAATGTAAGTTGGGCGTCACGCTCTGCGTAAGATCCAACGTACATAGCTGGCAGCTTATACATCTCTGCTTTTGGATCTACACCCCAAGACTTTGCAGCTTCGTATAATGCAGATTCGTCTTTACCCTTACCAAGATAATCTCTCGATATACCATTTAAATCATACCTGTATCTGTTCTCATCGATAAGAGATGCAGCTATCATTGTATCTACAATCATACCATTTACTTGTATGCCAAGTGCTCTTAGCCAACACACATCGTACATTGCGTTGTGAAATATTTTAGTAGACTCTGATCGCATTTGGTCTTGAAACCAACTAAGAACCATCTTACGATCCATGTTACCACCACCTTCATGTGCAATAGGGTAGTATGCACACCAATCGTGTGTAGCTAATGATATACCAACTACATCACCTACTCCCACGACAGATCCAGATCCCATTCTTTCGTTTAGGTTTGGATCTTTTGTTTCTAAGTCCACAGCTATCTCATCATACTTTCTTAAATCAGGAAAGTCTGTTGGTGGTATCCACTCTGTTTGTGGTTTAAATAATGGTGTTTTCATTTCTTTTTTGTATCCTGTAATTTTTTCTTTTCTAGTTCACAGTAATGTATGATCTTGTCGAGATCTTCTATACCATTCTTGTGCATGTACCTGCAAACGTACTTCACAACACATCCTTGAAAAAACGAGAGATTATTTTTTGAAATAAACTCGTATGGCTGTATCTTAAAATACATGTAATGGGATCCACCTACCTGCTTGTTTTGTGGTTTTGTCATATTTTATATCCTTTATAAATATCTTTTGGTCTAATAATGTGTAAATGATTCTTTGCTCTAGTTGCACCAACATAGAATAATCTATTTTCATCATCAGGATTTTGTTCGTAGTTTCTTTGTGTGTTTCTAGATAAGTCTGTTAAGAGAACCACATTATCTTGTTCACCACCTTTTACTCCATGTATTGTAGACAGAGTAATTCTTGGAGCAGAGTTTAACTTCTCACCGTTTTCTCTCATCCTTCTAATGTATCTAACTTTCTTCTGTGGTGCATTATCAAAAGCATTATACCATACATCATTTGTTTTCAACCACATTCTCTCTCGTAAACCTTGCATGGTATGTCTTGCATCTTTGTCCATGTACTTCAAACAATTTTTTTCAAAATGTTTTTCTGACATGTAAGATGATATCCTACTAATTTGATCGTAATTTATGTCCACACCTTTACGCAGATTTTCCCAATCATTTACAGCGGTGTACAGGTCTTGTTCCCTGTTTGTTTTAAACTTGTTCTGGTAATACAATCCCTGTGAGTATAATGTATCTTCTAAATCATTTAACATAAATTTAGTTCTAGCTAGCACTAGCCAATTACCTTTCTTCATGTTAACTTGTTCAAAGTCATCGTAATATGAAAGCAATCCTCTTTGTGTTTTTGGTCTCCACTCTTTTGGTAGTCGGTTTTGTATCTTATTTACTATGCGTGATGCCACATCATGAACTACCTGCGGTATTCGGTATGACTGTGTCAACTGCATTATCTTTCCTGTCTGTGATATAAAACTATCTACATCCGCTCCTGCCCATCTAAATATAGCTTGATCATCATCACCTGCTATAAATGTATCTTGTGTTTTATCCCAAATAGATCTTGCCATACCCCATTGTGTTTGTGATAAATCTTGTGCTTCATCTATGAAAACTACATCAAATCGTGGTGATCTATCTGATTTAATAAATTCTGTAATCATGTCCGTAAAATCAATTAAGTTATAGTCTTTCTTGTATTGATCTAAATCATGTACAAACTGTTTAAGTTGGTGCACTGTTATATCTTGTGTATGTTCTTTTAAATTATATTGTTGTTCTGGTGTGATACCTCGTAACTTAGCTATTTGCACTATACGTAGTAGATCACTTTTTGTTGTAAACAATCCTGAGTGTTCGTTATCATATTCGTGATAATCTACTATTAGTCCCATCTTTTTGCCTAGATCTTCATAGTGTCTACGCTGCATGACTTCATCTTTTTTTATACCTAGTCTTCTAAAAGCTAGTGAATGTAATGTTCTAAAATATGGTAAGTCATCCTCCGATAGATTAAACTTAGACATGGCTCTGTCTCTTGCCTCGTATGCTGCCTTTTGGGTAAAAGAAAAATAACCAATCTTATCAGGATCAGTTTGTTTTAAATATCTATCTACTTCATTTAATAGTGTGGTTGTCTTACCTGTACCAGGTGGACCAAGAACAATAGTTTTCAAAATGCATCCTCCTTTCTAAATACTCTGTCTTTTACTTTCATGTCTTCTTTTTCAAATTCTTTTAATTTTATAATTGATAATTTCTTCTTACCTACCGTCATTCTTACTACTTCGCAACCACAATGTTCTGTAAGTAAAAAGTTTGTCACGTCATACTTCTCTGACCATTTGTGTCTGTGCAAAAATTTGTGGTAGAATTCACCAAAGATAAAATGGTGATAGCCGCCTTTGTTCCATACGTTACCAGATTCCATGTCCTCTTTTGTTGCGCCCTCTGCAGTTCTGCTTGTACAATAGTTTTCAAGATGTTGTGATAGCTGATCTTTTTTAGATGCACCCTCTGGTGCCTCTACAAGTTCTGGATTAGCCATTAAAGATGTAACCATGATATCATAGTCTTTTGGTTTTAATTTTGGTGGATACTTGTGTATTTGATTCATGCATGCTCGTATAAATAATCTTTGCTCTTGTAATTCTTCTGCTTTTATTTCTACCCTCTCACCATCTACATTAAGTCTGTATAATGGTGGGTCTAGTTTTACAATCTGTAAGTCTGATAGTTGTGGAAATAATAGCTGTGTTCCAATACCAAACTTTCTTGTCTTACATAATTGTTTATCACAATGATTACACATTGGTTCTTCATTACACTTAAAACCATAGTCTTTGTTATCTTTCTTTTTTCTTTCTATTATATCGTCTGTAAGCGGTGTTGAAAAATATCTGTGATTAAATGTGCTAAGTTTATTACGCCACTCCTCTGGCCACTTCTTTTTTGCATACACCATGTATTGAAACAATACTCTGTCTCTACCATCTGTAAGCTTTTCTCTTGTTAACGATTCAAGACAAGGTGGTCCATCATCAAACTCTGATGGTGGTCTTTGTATTTTTAAATCTTGTAATTGTTGTGGAGAAATCTGTATTAAGTTTTGTAAAAAATCTGACAGTGTAACAGCATTACCCTTAGAATCATAGGCATATCTTGTTGTATTTTTAAAATTAAAGTATGGTAAATTTAAAAAATTTCCTGTATCATCTTGCGATTTTAATTCAATTTGTTTTGGAAATACCTCAGCACTACCAAACCCAAGTATAGCACTAACCGACATAAGTTTATCTCGCATTAGTTTTGCAGGTACAAGATCCGTCGTAAATAAAAATATATGTGCACCACCACTTTTAGATCTGCATGTTACCAGTGGTAGTTTGTATGTATTTATCTTTCTAATTATTTCTTTGTGATCAAGAGTGTATTTATCTACATCAATACACCCCCATCTACATTTGTTATCCTCGTTGATTGGTATGATACCAAGACTAGGTTCAATACCATTTAAATGGTTTTGCCAAAGTTCATCTGTTACTGGTTCTCGTTTTACAAACGATTTACCTTTGACTTTGAGTCCATCGGCACCCTTCTTGTCCACATAGGTACAACCATGTGCTCGCATTAATCCTGTGAATATCTGTCTAAATCTTTCCATAGTAATTTTGCGAGGCCGGATCCAGTCTCCCATCACCGGCCTCTAGGTCCTTCCAATGGAAGTCTTTAGTACGGTGAATCGGATTTGGATTCTTGTTCGCCGTGTTTTACATTAACCTCACCCTTTGAAACGTT